ACTTGATAGTAATAAACTAAAAGAATATATAGAATCTTTAACTAATAAAGATGAGTAATATAAACTTTGATAAACCTACTAAAGCAGTAGAGAGTATTAGTAATCCTATTTGGTGTGAAGTTAAAGCAGTACTATGTAGTTGTACTAATGGGCTTTGTCCTCATATGAAACTTTATAAGTCTGTTAAAGAAGTTAAAGAGCCTGTTGTAAAGGAACGCAAACCTAGGAAACCTAGAGATGAATAAAGAAGAAATTAAAACATTAGGTAATGCTATGCAAAATCAAGCAGTAATAGATATTGATAAGTACTATGAACTACGTACAGAAAACGAGAAATTAAAGACTAGAGCAATAGAGCTAGAAAAAGGAGAGATTGTTCGTTTAAAGGATACAATAGATAATCTTAAAAAAGGATTACTTGTAGTTCTAACTCAAGGACGTGGTGGTATGGAAATGAATCCTCCATATGAAGTAACTACTGAAGGTAAACAGTTAATAGTTAATATAAAACGAGATATAGTAATTACTGAAAAGTTTAATGATGTTCATGTAAAGATAAGATAATATGGAATCTAAAAGGAAAAGAGGTAGACCTAGAAAGAATAGCGAAATATGGTATCATCCAAATAGCTATGAAGCACAGAAACAAGGTGAAGAAATGTATAATGAAATAATGGGAGAACCTAAATTTACTAAGTTTAAAACAGACGAAGAAAGAAAAGCTTATACTGCTAAAGTAGCTAAGGAATATCTTGATGCACATCCTGAAGAACTTATTAAGATTAGAGATGAAGGATTAATACAAGAGATGGTAGACTTTGCTGCTAAACAAACTGGACAGCTTCCTTTTGCTACAACCGATGCTCCTACTGAAGAAGAAGTATATCTTGCTAAAAGAGAAGCTGAAGGTAGACCTCTTATAGAACATGAAGAAGCAGGAGACTTTCCTAATCCTACTCAGGTTGCATATCTAATGGCTAATAATCCTGCTTTTAAAGAAGAAGCAGAGCAACTAGATAACCACTTTAACCGTATGTCAGATGAAGCACAAGGACGATTAGTTGAAGCTATACAAACTGTTAATAATGCTTTACATAATCACCCTATGGGTTCTGATTGGGATATAGATAAGACAGTTTATAATGAATCTAAAGCGCGTATCAAAGAAGCTATTCAGAATGAAAAGGATATAAAGAAAGAAATTAAATTAGGTGGTGCTACTACTTATCCTTTAAAAAGTTCTGCTTATTGTGTTCCTCATAGCGATATAAAGGATAGACCTCAAGATTGGAATATAGAATATGTAGGAGGTGCAGATCCTATTGATGATGATAATAATAGAATCAACTTAGCTAGAGTTGAAAAGGATGGAACTGTAAGATATCTTAATGTTAAAGGTGAAACAGTTAGAACCTTTAAAGATGGTTCTCTTGTTAGAAATGAAGAACATGAAGAAGAACATGAAGAAGTATATCATGAATCTTTAATGGAAGCTAATTCAAGAACTTCTCTTATTATGTTGTTAGTTGTATTTTTAGTTATACTCGCATATTTGATATGGATGTAAAAGAAGTATTAGATAAGTATTCTTATCTAGAAGAATATCTGAGAGATTATATAGAAATGTTAGCAGAAAATGCTAAAAGAAAATTAATCATTGGTCATTATTTTAGATGGCATACTATCATACTTCCTAGTGATTATGTTTATCATGGATTTCCTAGTTATCATCATTGGAGATTTAATAGACAATATAATGCTAACAGACCTATAAGCAAACCCTTTCTATTTCTAGCTGACTAACTATGGCATGGATTAAAGACAAAGAGGAAAGAGAAGCCTTTGAACATCATAGGCATTATCATAAAGTTCATACCTTCTATATACATACATTTGAAGAGTATCTTACAATGAAACCCTTTATGTTTATGTGTCCTAATAGAAGAATGGTATTTGGTAGAGAACTTCGTAATGGTGTATTTGAAGCTTTATTAAAGATGTATAATAGAGCAAAGTATAAACCTTATCAAAAGGCATATCAAAAGAAATATAGATTAAAACAAGTATCAAGTAAATACAACTATGTATATAGATGATGTACATATTCCTGATGAAGCGTATCAGGATATGATTAAGAAGTCAGGTGCTACTATTATGTCTGATGAAGAAGCAGAAGAACGTAAGAGAAAGATAGAAGAAGAATATAATAGAAGAGCTGAGTATCTTAATAAGGCTTATAAAAACCCTGAAAGATATTTAGATAGAAAGCATTCAGGTAAAGAGAAGTTTGGTAAAAGTATCCTTAAACGTTTAAATAAAAAGTAATATGTCAAGTAACTTATTTGAAGATGCAATAAGAAAGCAAAATGAAAAGTTTGAACAAGTTAAAAAAGAAGAAGCTATTGTAGAAGAAACTCAAAGAATGAGTGGTAGAACTACTCGTGGAATAGATAATGCTATACAAGAGATATTTAAAAAAGGAGAAGTTGTCATGAAAGACCATCATGAGAATGGAAATAATGATAGGATGAATAATCGTTTTTCTGAATTATTTGAAGCTAGATTTAGAAGAGAACATCAAAATGTTAATATTAGATTTGATAGACATGGAGGTGTACTTATCGCTAAGATTATTAAACGTTAATATAAAATAAATTTCAAATAAGGTTGGCGAAAGTCAACCTTTTTTCTTTATATTAAGTTGTTAGTAAAAGGCTACTATTATGATTAAGGTAATTAAGAAAGGTGTACATTATAAAGTCAAAAGTTTTACTGGTAAGAGTGAACAAGAGTTTATATTTACACATAGAGATGAAGATAGAAATCCTGTAGAAGGAGCTGCCAGAGAATCTGCCTATCTTATGCTAATAGATCATGTGAAAGAAGCTAACCGAAAGCGTTGGAGTGCGGAGAATGAAATACAGATAAAACTGTTAGAGAGATGCTTGCAATCACAGCGTGTAACTATAACCGCTAAAGTCAATGAATCTAAGAATAACCTATGCTAAGTTCGCTGCGTTTACAATGGGTGAACTAATTCGTGTAATAGATGAGGTAAGTAATCTATACGAATTAACCAATACTTCTTATGAATACGAGATATTCCATAGGGGCGAAAGTTACTACGCTAGATTTAAGTTATATGGATAAGTACATTAATGAGAAAGTCTATTATGAAGTTGCACATAATACTTCTACACCTGTAGAGGAAGTTAGACAAATAATGAAACATGTAGGTAATACTATAAGAGAGGTTATTCTTGTGGATGACTCTAGTATTTCTGTTAAGTTGGATTATATAGGGAATATATTCTCTAATCCTGAAAGAAGAAAAATTATTACAAATAAGAAAAAGATTAAAGATGGACTTGCTGACAATAATAGGGGATGAACAAATCCTTAATCCTCATTACCTAAGCGTTAAAGTAATTGCAGATATTTGGAAAAGAGATCATGGAGTACCTGTAAAGAACGCAGATAATAAAAGTGTAAGGGTTAAGAATATAGCTCGTAGGGAAATAGCTTGGATTCACTTTATGGAGAATTGGGCTAGTCCTTATCAAAGTTATATTGACTTAGAAAAGAGAGAGCGTAAAGTAAAAGCAGCTATAGGACTTTCTGAAGATTGGAAAGAAGATAAGGCTTTGAAAGAAGCTAGGGAATGGTATGCAGCTACACAAGTTGAAACTAATCCTGATATTATTGGATTGAATGCTTCAAGAAAGGCTATGAGTTCTATTGAAGAGTTTTTAACTACTATTGATTTAAACTCTGCTAGAAATAGAATGCCGAATGGTGCTGCTATTTATAAACCTAAAGATATTACTAGCGCAATTAAGGAATTGCAAATAGCGCGAAAAGCTATTAAAGAACAGGAAGCTGATGTACGTAGAGCACAAACAACTGTTAAGAGAATTCGTGGTGGTGGAGGTGCAGGACTATATGAAGATTAAGGGCAAAAAAAAGAGTACCTAAAGTACTCTTATTAGAATGTAAAAATCTTTTTCCCTGACAGAGCATCTTTAATTTCTTGTAGAGCTTTGGCTAGTTTTGTCTGACACTTAGAACCTTCCGGTGCTTTTATCATTACATTTGTGTTAGTAGTGTTTGTTTTCATGGCTTTAAGGCTTTAGGTACATACAAATATAACGAAAGATATTGAATATCGTTCTAATAATGAGAGAAAGTTTTAGTAAAATAGAGAAAAAAGATGCTAGTCAATACAAGAGAGTTTCAGAGAGTAGCACAATATCATACTAAGTATAGCAGATACACCGATATTCCACCAGACCATATAGAGTACAAAGAGTTTTGGGATAATGAAATAGAGAAGTGTTTGCATGGAGTTAAGATAGGAGATACATATATCACAGGCTACCATTACTTCTATTTGAACTTCTGTAAAATCATGCGTACAGAAGATACTTATGGAACAGTACATAATAGTAAAGAGAAATATGTAATTACAGAGAAAGACGATTTCTTTCCTGCGTTTTGGGATGGCGACCATCAATACTTTAACGTAGTAGAAAGATGTGAGAATCCACATAATCCGCTTATAGATATAAGAGGTCTTAATGTTCTTAATGATGGAAATAGAAAACATCTTATAGTTCTTAAAGCTAGGGGTAAAGGATATTCATTTAAAGGTGGTGCTATGATGGCACGTAACTATTATCTTATTCGTAAAAGTAAGAGTTATGCTATTGCATCTGAAAATGAGTTCTTGACTAAAGATGGTATCTTAACTAAAGCGTGGTCTTATCTAGATTTCATTGATCAAAATACTGCATGGCGCAAGCGTAGACTCAAAAACGCTCCTATGCATAAAACTGCTGGATACAAAAACACTATCAATGGTGTTGAAAGTGATGCAGGTTATATGAGCCAAATAATAGGGGTAACTCTAAAGAATGATGTTCAGAAAGCTCGCGGTAAACGGGGTAAGTTAATAGTATGGGAGGAAGCAGGTAAGTTCCCTGGCTTTAAACGTGCATGGAATATTGCTCGTCCTTCTGTAGAAGATAGAGATATTGTAACAGGCTTCATGATTGGTCAAGGTACGGGGGGTACTGAAGGCGCAAATTTCGAGGATGTTGAAGAGATGTTCTATAATCCGAATGCCTATAATGCTGTGTGCGTTGAAAACTTTTGGGATGAAGGTGGTTTAGGGACTAGTTGTGGTCTTTTTATTCCCGATTATATTAACGCAGGTAGTTTCATGGATGATGAAGGTAACTCTCATCATGCAGAAGCTAAAGCATTTGAGGAAAACCAACGTGAGATTATTGCAGCCAATGCTACATCTCCTACTGAAGTAGATGAACATGCTGCTGAACATCCCTTCACTCCTCGTGAAGCCTGTTTACAAACTAGTGGAAATATATTCCCTAAGTTACTATTACAGTCTCAATTGAATGCTGTAAAAACAAATAGGAACTTAAATGCAGGTGTTCCTATAGATTTAGAATACTATTTTAATGATAAGTTAGGAAGAGAAGATGTTCGCATAACGGACAATCCCGATATAATAGAGAAGTTATCGCCTATACTAAAGTTCCCTACTCCTAAGGATGCAGGTGAAGGTTGTATAATGATGTATGAAGCTCCTTTTACAAGGGGTGGTATGGTGCCTGACGATCTGTATTATATTGCGAATGACCCTTTTGCTCAGAGTGGTGGTCAATCATTAGGTTCATGTGCCGTTTATAAACGGGTTAACAAATGGAGTTCTCCTGATGATATTATCGTAGCTGAATATCATGCTCGCCCTGCATCTACCGAAGAGTATGATAGGCGAATGTTTAAATTAGCTGAGTTTTATAATGCTAAGATAGGATTCGAGAATGACCGAGGTGATGTTCTGAGTAATGCTAAGTTAATGAAAAAGGTTCATTTGTTAGAACCACAATTTACTCTTGAATATAATAATGATCTAAAAGATTCTCCTGTTGCTCGTCCTTATGGTATGCACATGACTGAAAGCCGTAAAGTAGCTGGTGCAGGTTATCTTAATACATGGTTAAGAAGATTACGTGGTTATGATACTAATGGTAAAGCTATTCTTAATCTTAATATGATTAGAGACCCTGCTACCTTAGAAGAATTAATTGCATTTAATTATAAAGGTAACTTCGATAGAGTTTCACAAATGATTATAGCAATGTTCTATGAAAAGGAAATGGACTTTACTGAACGTTCTATTGGTGAACAAGAAAGAGAAGATGATTTCTTTAATAGACGTCGATTCTTTGGAGGTGATGAATATGAGAATGGTCAATGGGCTACTAGTGATGAAATAAATATATACGACAACTACACAGGTGGACATACCTTAATGTACTAATATGGATACAAATAGTTATACTATGCTGCCTGAACAAGCAGTCAGCTTAAAGAAGAAGCAAGCAAAGGACTTTAAGATAATGAAAGATAGTGCCAAGTATTATATAGGCTTGGCTAACTTTAAAGATGATGTTCTTCCTCTATATCGTTATGCTAATGGCTCTTATATAAATACAAGGGATTATGCACACCTAACTAATGAACTAGGTTTATCTAAAGCTAATAAAGATCAAAGAAGAATACTTGAAAAAGGTAATGCTACTAAGTTACGCAATTTTCCTATCATTACCCCTATTGTAAATAAGTTCATGGGGGAAATGAGAATGAGACAGAATGATTATATTGTCCAAGCTATCAATGCTGATGTAATCAATAAAAAGACTGCTGCTCTTCTCGATAAAGTTAATAAGTATCTTGAACAAGAAGCAATCAATCTAATGAATGCTCAAGGTATGGATACGGGTGTTCCTACTCAAGAACAACCCCCTCTTGAAGAAGTAGTTAAAGCTTTTAATATAAGCTATGTAGATGAACGTAGTGTAATAGGACAAAGAGCTTTAAATATTATAGTAGAGGAATGTAAATTATCGGAGAAACGATTAAAGCTATTCTTTGATTGGATTGTAGCCGGTTATGCTTTCTCTTATAAGTGTGCAGAAAATGATACAATTATTAGTGAAGTTGTAGCTCCTGTTGACTTTTGGTACGCTGGTTCTCCGGATATAGATTTTGTAGAAGATACTGAAGCACAGGTACGGAGATTAACTCGATTCCCCATTGAGAAGATTCCGCAGAAATTTCCTGAGTTAAAGAAAGAAGATTTAAAAAAGATAGAAGATAGATACGGTATTACATTTTCGCCTGGTAAGTTTGTTGCAGGAGATGTTCATACTGGTTATAGTAATACTACAGGTTATATAGATAATCGTAATATTAACCAACAAGAAATGGGTCATCATACTACTATCTATCATATAGTATGGAAAAGTCAAATGCTTCGTAAGACTCTTGTTTATATAGATATACTTGGAGAACAACAAGTAATGTTTGTAGATGAAGATTATGAGTTTGATGAATCTCATGGAGATATAGATATTAAGGAAGAATGGATAGATGAATATTGGGAATGCTATCAGATTACTAAAGATATATTTTCTGAACCTAGACCTATTCCTTATCAACGTTATACTTTTACTGGTGCAGCTAAATCCCCATATAACGGTAGAGCTTTCTCAGATAGATTTGCTGAGAATATGTCTATTGTAAAGCTTGGACTAGATTTTCAAAAAGAAGTTAACGAAATCCGTTATAGAGTTGGTCGTACTCTAGCTAAGAATAATGATAATGTGCTACTTATAGATATCTCTGTTATACCTAATAGACCAGGTTTTAACAGAGATGATTTTATGCACTTTATGAAAGAATTTGGTATTGCGTTTATAGACAGAAATCAGAAAGGTGCTGATAGAAGTTTTAACCAATATACTGTATTACAGGCTTCACAAATAGATGCTGTATTTAAAGGTTACGAACTACTAAATATTTGGCGTAATTACTATTGGGATTTAGTAGGTATGAATCCACAGCGATTAGGACAAGTTAGTTCTAGTGCAGGTAGAGATGTAACTGAGAATGCAGTTCAAGCAAGTAGTGAGATTAGTGAAGAGAATTTTGCACGTTTTGAGGAATTTGAAGAACGGGAGGTTCAAGGATTTCTCGACCTATCGAAGTTCGCATGGAGGGAGGGCAAGCAAGCCATCTTTAAACGTGGGGATGGTGAAGAGGAATTTCTTCAAGTAGAAGGTGCTGATTATACTGAAATGGAATTTAGAGTAATTGCTAAGAAAGCAGGAAAAGAACGTCAGAAAGTAAAAGCCTTTAAAGAAATGCTATTACCTATGATTCAAAATAGTGGTCAGCAAGGAGTTAAAACTTCTCTCGTTGCACAATTATTAGATATGGATTCAATGAGTGAAGTTAAGAAACTTGCTAAGTCTTTCGATGAAGCTGAAGCTAAAGCTAACCAAGAAGCTCAACAATCACAACAGCAAGCAGAACAAACAATGAAACAAGAACAGCAACAACATGAAGTAGCGTTGCAACAGTTTGAGTTATTGAAACAAGAGAAAGATATTAATAAGGATATTCAAGTAGCTCTTATTAAAGCTAGTACTATGGATACAATGGGAAGTGGTGTTGATGTTCCTATTGATATGCAAGGGATTAAAGATGCATCTGTTGCTCTTATAGCTGAAAACAATAAGGCTGCTGCCGATCAAACTAAAGCTAATTTACAGAAATCAAAGATTGAATCTGATGAACGTATGAATGCATTAAATGCGAATGTTAAGAAATATGATTCTGATGTTAAACTTAAAGTAGCTAAATCAAATAAGAACAAATACGATAAATAATTAAGTCTATAAGAAGTAAGGCAATAGAGATAATGGAAATTATTTCTATTGCCTTATTATAAAGAGTAAGAATTATTTTTATATATTTAACTAACTAATTAAGAGAAAATTATGTTTATTAAACTGAGAAAACAATTGAATCAGCAACAGACAAGTGGTAATGTACTAGATAGTCCTGATGCTAACAATCAGAATGTGGTAACCGCTACAGTAGCAGACCCAGTAGTACCTAATACTCCTCCTGCTACTCCCCCTGTAGAGCCGCCTGTAGAACCCCTTATGGTTGTTGTACCACCTGTTGTTGTTGATCCAACTAATCCTAATCCTGAGAATATTGCTCCTCCTGTTGATGAACCAAAAGAATGGTATCAAGAAGCTGCTGCTCAAGTAGGTATCGACATAGATGAACCTATTGAAGATAGTATCGAAGGTATCGCTAAATTTGCTACTAAAGTAGGAGAGAAGTTTTCTCAAGCAGCCGTTGAAAGAGAATATCAAGAAATTGAAGCTAGGCATCCTCAAGCAATTGAGATGATGCGGTGGCAAGCTCAAAATCCTAATAAGGATGTATTAGAGTTTTATGCTGCAAAGTTAGGAGCACCATCTATTGACCCTGAGACTTTAGATCCTAATGATAGTAACAGACATAAAGATATTCTCTACAAAGACTTCATGCGTAGAGGTATTCCTGAGAAGATGGCTTCACAGTATGCTCAGAATGCTGTAGACAGTAACTCCGCTTATGAAGATGCAAAAGAAATTCTTAAAGTAACTGCTGTTGAAAGACAACATGCGCAGGAACAACAAGACCAAGCTGATGCTATTGCTGCACAACAAAATTATGACAATTTTGTCAGAGACATTCAGACTCGTGAGAAGAATGTTTTAGAATCCGGTAAACTAGGTAATGTAATCATTCCTGCTGCTGAACGTCAGCCTTTTGCTGATGCTAATTATTACGATGCAAGAGATGAAAGATTTCCTGGTATGAGTCCAATAGACATTGCATTAGTTACTATGTCTCCTGAAGAGAAAGATTTATATCGTTATCTTGTATGGAAGAAACTTAATGTAAGTGGGTTGGTACTTGCGAGAGAGACTACTCGTACTGTCACTGGAATTCTTAATAAGAATAAAGGTGGCGATGCTAGCAGAATGAGTGGAGGTTCTAATCGTATAGTTGATACTAGCGATAGACGATTAGATAGTCCAGGAACTTGAACTAACTATCTTAATTAAATGTCATGATTAGCATACTAAACAGATATAATCTTAGAAACCAACCTGATGTAGACTACGTAATATCTATATTAAACAAGTTAGATGAATGTGTTAATGCAATTAATGATTTATCTAATAAACCTATTCCTATAGATAATACAGTTAAGTTAATTAGATTAGGTAGTATTATAGTAAAGCATACTAATAGAGTTCCTACAGATGTAATTGGTACTGTAGAGTTACAGAACGCTAATACTTATTATGTTCCTGTTGTTGACATGAAGATTATAGGTGCTAAGTTTGTTACTAATATAGCTACTGATGATATACCTTCTACACCTTTTGGTATTTTAAAGATTATTTCTGCTTCTCTTGTTAATTCTACGATTGCTTTTCAAGAAATAGTTCAACCTATTAATACTGATTTTATAGCGGTAGGTTTAAATAACCAAGCTATGTATGATACAGTATCTACTAACAATCCAAATATGACTTTAAAAGCATTTGAATCAAATTATGCTATTCAAGTTATTTTAGATGCTTCTGCTCCTACAGGTGCTTACGCATTTGAGGTTTACATTAAAGCCGAGTATGTTTAGTATACTCATTAAATAAGTAATCAAATAAATCAATACAATTGAAATGGGAAAGATAACCTTATTGAACGATCACATGCAATACTCAAAGGAGCTGCATGATGATGAATATGAGTTAGAGAAACACTTTGCAGGTAGTACTGCAACTCTTACTCAGAATATCATTTACATGGCTGCTGCTCAAAACAACCAGTTTCCTATGAGTGCTATCACTGAAGGTGGTGCTTTAGGTCGGGTTAAGACAGAGTATGTAACTGAAGATGAATATGATTATCCGGTTAGTGATAACATTTCAACTCGTACTACGACCATCTATAAGAATAACTATATAGGTGCTCAGACTGCTAAAATAGGTATCAATGGTACTCCTTTTGAAATCTTTACTGAAGGTGCACTTATTCCTACTTATGAATACATTCTGAACTCTACTACTAAAGTTTATTGTAGAGATGTAGAAGATGCAGCTGATGGAATGTTTAAAGGTACATTCAATCTAGTTGACTCTACTGACCCTGCTAAAACCGTTCCTCAATCGGATTTAGAAGTTGGTAAGAAAATCTCTCGGATTGTTTCTATCAACTCAAAAGCCGGTTCTCGTGGGAATGGTTCTCTTTTTGTAACTCCTTACAAAAAGAAGAACATGCTCAATACGTTCCGTAAGACGTATAAGTGGGAAGGTGAGATTCCAACTAAAGTAGTTCGTTTCAATTATACTACTGCTGGAACTGAAGCTAAAACTCTATGGATGGACTACCGCAAATGGGTATTCATGCAAGAGTGGGCTTATGAGAAAGAAGTAGGTATTTGGGAAGGTGAATACAACAAAACTCCTGATGGTAAAATCTACCTAAAAGATAGACACTCCGGTAATGTTGTTAGTCGTGGTAGTGGTATTTGGGAACAGATACCTAACTGGGATTCATATAGCAAACTTACTGGTTCTAAGTTAAAGTCTATATCTCGTTCTGTATTCCGTGCCAATAATGACCAAGCTTCTGGAGGTCGTGATATTAAAGTATTTGGTGGTACTATTGCTGCTGAGAACTTTGATGCTGCGATGAAAGAACTTTGGGGTGCAGGTCGTTTCTACGATGGCACTGACAAAATGGTTTCAGGTAGTGGAATGGATATGGAGTACGGTGCGTACTTTACAAAATATCGGACTATTGATGGTGATAGATTCACCTTCGTTAAATCTGATATGTTTGATAATGGACCTCGTGCAGAAGTTGCTGACCATTACAAAGATGGTTTCACCGTTGAATCCGGTAAAATGGTATTCATTGATGATACTTCTTATAATGGTGAACCTAACATCAAAATGGTTATCAAGAAAGGCATGGAGAACTTGTTCCAAAAAGTTGCCGGTGTTGGTACACAAGAAGGTGGAGGTCAACCTGAATTCGTATCTAGCGATTTCCACGGAAGTTCACATGAGTATATGACTATGCGTAACGTTCAGATTATGCGTAATACTAACTGCTTCGTGTTAGAACTGGAAGTAGCTTAATAAATGTTTAAGTAAACAAAACAAAGAGAAAACATGAGTACCAAAGTACAAGAAAAAATAGTTTACATTAAACGTAAACCGTCTAAGCATATTGAGAGTAACCAAGCATTAAAAATAATGAACGATAATGCTACTAAGTATTTAGGTTCAGCTGGTTATTCAAATACAGAACTACCTGTTACTGGTCTTTCGGAGATTGAGAAAGTAGCTATATTACCTTCTCTTGTTCAAGTATCTGCTAACCATGTGGAATTTGATGAAAAGGTTAATACTTACTATCACGAACTTCGAGAGCTAGTACCGGCAGGTAGAGGTCTTAGACTTAATATAGCAACTGTTCCAAAAGAGGTTAAATATGCAGGTAAAGATGAAGTAATTGACTTTCCTGTTAAACCTAAAGATTACGTTATTTATATGAGAGCTATTAGCCCTGACTATAAACAATGTAGTATGACTTTAGAAGATGCTAAAGCAGGTGGTAATAGAGTTAAGTTTTATATCCATGATTTAGAACTTGCTCAGAAAGCAGAAATAGAAGTTGGTGATTGGAGAGATAAAGCTTATGCTGCATATCTTGATATTGCTGATGTAACTACTAACTGGGAATCTATTTTACTTGTTCATGGTATCAATCCTGATTTAATATCTAAGGTTGAACAGAAAGCTAAATTACGTGGTCTAGCTCTTGCTGACGGTATCAAAGATTATGTAGAGCAAATTACAGCTTTCAAAAAGTTTGTAGATGCTTGTGGTGATAAAGATATTGAAATCAAAGCTACTCTAAATAAATTTGTTAATGCTAAAATCGTTCTTATTGTAGATACATCTTATATCTATGATAACGATACTGCTAGTGTAACAATTGGTAATGATGAGAGAAGTGCTGTTCTTTGGTTGAAAGATGCAAAGAATACTAAGGACTATCAAATCATGCTTGCAAAGTTAGCTAAAGCAAATACTATAAAATAATAGTTATGACTATAGATGAAATTCATATCAAGGTTCGCCAAGATGTTCAGAAATTAAATAGCCATGCAAATGGTAATCTTCTTGATGAAGAGATTGATTTTCACCTTAACTATTATACAAGAAAGTTTGTGGATAATGTAGTGGGTAAGTTGAGAGGTCGCTTACCTGCTACATCCGCAAACCCTTCTAGTAGTACTACTGACTTTCAACAGAACCAAAGGTTATTAGATAGTTTAAGTACATTACAAGTTAAAGGTTTAACGATACCTTCTTATGTAGATAGTACAAATATTTCATACGGTATACTTCCACCTAATTATAGGCATTTACTTGATGATGTATCTGAGATGGTATGTAATAGAAAAGGTATAGTAAAGACTCCAGTTGATACTAAGATAAATGTCTATCCTTTCTCTTTTCTAGCTGACTATGACACATTCAAGGAATTAGAGCTAAAAAAACAAGGAGGTATATTCTTTAAACTAACTAATTATTTGCCTAATGGAATAACTGATTCAGATGATAAATATCAAGTTGTTAAACTTATACTTGATAATACTTCTGATATGTATTGGGAAAAGTATAATGGTAAATATTATCCTAATAGTTTTATACATGCAAATAGTACATTGCTTAGTATGAGTTATACAATTACAGTTACAACTAACCCTATTAGCGTAGCTGTAAATCCTACTACTATTACAAATAAGATTTATCGTTACGATTCTAAAGACTTATTTACAAAACATCCTAATCGTCTTAGTAAGGATAATAATTTGAATTATATTCTTAATCATCCTTTTGAAAAGACTACTTGGGAATCACCTATATCTACTCTTGGTAATGATAGGTTATATGTATATGAAGATGCTACGTTTAAAGTAAAAAACTTAGTTATTGATTATATTAGAGAACCTATGGAAGCTTCAAAAGCTAGATCAGTTAATGTCGATTTGCCTGACACTTCTACTCAACTAGTTGTAGAGCAAACAATCATCCATCTTAAAGGTATGATTCAAGACCCTACTTGGCAAACCGATATGCAACATAATACCTTAAATAATCAATAACTTAAAGTAAAATAAAGATATGAAACAATTGATGGGTTTTAAAGCCAATGCAACTGCTAAACTTCTTGGAACAAATGCAGTTCCGGATACTATAGGTGGTGCAACTTCTCCTGAGATGTTAGGAACAGCCCTTCCTGGTGCTTATGGAATAAGTAAAACTACAGGTCTGCTAGTTCCACTTGTTGATAATGCTGCATTATTAGCGGTTGATAAATTTGTAATGGCAAGAGGTAATCCTAAAGATAGTAATCCTAATGATACGGATGATACTAAAGAAGGAGCTACTCTTTCAGATGAAATTGATCGTAGAAATTTTATAGTTAAAAAGTATCTTCCTGTTGCAGGTGCAGCTAAAGTAATTACTTTAGGTAGTACTGGTAATAACCTTATTGGTGGTGTTAATACCGTTTCAGGAGCTATGGCTGGAGTTACTGTAGTAGATACTTCTCCAAACATTATGACTGATTGGAAGGTAAGAAATTATGAAGTAAAACCTGCTGTTGGTTCTTCCGGTACTGTTGTAGCTACAGCATTAGCAGCTAAGATTATGGCTGACCCTGATCGTCTAGTTGATGCTGTTGGTACTGGTGAAACTTTAGTTCTAACTCATAGAAAAAAAGGTCTTACCTTTGATGCTCATGGTACAGATGGAACTGTTTGTGAAGGCTGTGCTAAAACTATAACTACTAAACCAATTAGTGTAGATAATACTGTTGCAAGTATTAGAGAATTAGAACTTGAATGCGCAGGCTATCAAGGTGTTACTCGCAGAGGTGATGGTCAACTAGGAGATATTCTTCCTTATACTCAAGTTGATATTGATGCTGGTACTTCTACTCCTAGTGGTTTCGTAGTATATCATCTTACTTGGTTACGTGAAGTTAATCGTCAAGGTACTCCTGTAGATAATAAAGCTTCTCGTTTCTTACGTCTGTATTTAGCTGTACCTATGTTTAGTGCAGGAATGATAGCAGGTCTTGATGCATTATTTGGTACTGCTATGATTACTGTTGCTGGTCTTTTTGAAGAAGATGAAGAAGGAACTCCTTTATTAGAAGGAAAAGAAGCAAATGCAGAAAGAAAAAGATTTGAAAAAGAAGCTAAAGAAGTAGAGAAAGAAGAAAAGGAAGCAGAAGCTAAAAGAGAAAAAGAAGCAGAAAAAGAAAATAAAGAAAGAGGAAAAGCTGAGCAACTTCCGGCAGAACATTCTCAAAGAGAAAGAGAAGAAAGAGAAAGAGCTGAAAGAGGACATGCAACACAACTTCCTGCAGAACAAAAAGAGAGAGAAGCAAGAGAAGCAAAAGAAAGAGAAGAACGGGAAAAAAATGCTCATAGAGATGGGCACAAACATTAATATTTACTGGTGTTCATAACATATAGGGAGATAGAAATGTCTCCCTATATTTTTACCTTCTAAATCAATAATAAAATGGATATATTACTTTCCCACGAAATAGTTGATACTACAATAACTATTCTTGATACCACTATATATGCTTCTCCTGAATTTAGAAATAATTATGTAGGTGCTACATTTTTTAATTTAAAGAAGTCTACGGGAGATGTACATATAACTGTTCCATTTACAGATTTAACTGCTGATGCTAAATGGATATTTACAGATTTAGTTGATGGTCATTATAAATTTGAATTAGTATTAGTACCTATATTTGTTAAACTTGTATCTCAATATGTTCCTGCATTTATAACTAAAGGTACAATTGTATATCATGTAGGTATTTATTATATTGCTTTATTTGATATTTTATCTCCATATACTACTCCTGATATTGACTACACAAATTGGGAGATAATAAATGTATTTGCTCCTGAAGATGTAATTAATAAAGTTGAGATTCCAAATGCTGGAGAAAGTACTTTCTATGAATCAGTAGAATTTCTTTATTTTAATAACCTAGCATTTACTTATAGTGAAGGTGCTTTAGTTATTCCTAAAGATGGTAATATTTGTTGTAGTCCTAACATAACTGATTTACGCTGCTTACGAGATAAATTAGAAGCTGTAGAAATTGCTGCTGCATCTAATGAATTTTATAAAGGTGAAATAATATTAGAATCTGTATCAAATCCTAACTGTTCCTGCTCATGCTAACATCTGAACAACTAGAAACTTTTAGAGTTAAGTTGTTATCTGCTATGTTAGATACAGCTTACGAACAAGCTAAAGCTGAACTTGACGATGAATATGAATGTGCAGAACAACATAAATGTTTATATAACTTTTTATCTTTATATCATACTACATTATTTATTGTTCCTAATGATTATACAGAAGAAGAAATAAATAATTTAGTATTATATATAACTCATATAGGTAATCTAAATAAGGTAATTCCTATAAGTCTTACTGGACTTATAGAAATTATAATTAGTGGTGAAGGTGGTAGTGGCGGAAAGTGTCATTGGGATGATATAGAGGGTAAACCTAATGTTGCTCTTATTCCTCATACTCATGTTGATAATGATATAAACATTGCTCTTCCAAATATTAATCAATTTCAAGATAGGTTCGGTACTAGTTTTATAGGTACACTAGATACGTTTCTAAATATCTTGATGAATAAATATACTATACCTTCTTTTACATATTTTAGTC